GCGCCGTAATCAGCGACGTAGAACACGCCCTGAGCTACCGACAGCGTGACAAGCTGGCCAGTGTCAACACCCGTGCCGCGGATCAGCTTGCGGTTCTCAAGGCCAAGCGCCGCAAGCGCTGTCAGCGTCGCATCAAGTGGCTGGTATTCATCGCTCAGCTCCGCCCCGAAATACGTGGCAAGATCAACCGCTGTAATCGCGCGCGTGGCGCCCGCCTGCGTTTTCCACAGGACGAACTTGTCATCATCCGCAACGGTATCGACCGTGTTCAGGTCATTGATCGTGCCCATTATGTCTCTACCCCAATGTCAAGGAACCCGTCATCGCCTTCAGACAGGCGCTCAGTTGGCCGGTCAAGGAACGGATCAGGCACACCGCGCCAGTATTTCCAGCCAGCCCCGGCAGGCACCGCCATGTTGTCAATCTGCATCGGTACGGGCTGCGCCGCCTGTGCCAACAGCGTCTTGTAAGCCGTGCTTGCGAGGGATTTCGTGTCAGGGCTTGGCGTCTTACCGTATCCTGGCGCGATCCGAACAGCGAGGTTCAGGTAAAGCGCCTCAAGAGCCGTGTCGGGCGCGTTGCTGTCTTCATCCAGCGAGGAATTTGCATAGCTGACCGGCAGCGGCCACGCCAAACGGATGCCTTTGTTCTCCCATTGCGCGATCATGGCATCCAGACGCCTTAAGGCGCCTTCCCATTGCTCGGGCATCAGGTCGAACGTATAGCTCGCAAGGCCGATCTCTGCGAACGCCTGCCCGATAATGTCACGCTTTGTCCACGTCACCGGCTGGCTCCTTCATCGCGTCTTCGATCTTCTTCAGGAGCGTGGCATCCGAGTGCTTGTGATGCACCGCGATGCCGAGTTTCCGGGCCTGTTCTTCAATTTCGCCCCGCGTAGGCGGCGCATCATCAGCGATAACCGGCGCAGGCTGGGTGGGAATGGATGCCTGCACCGGCTTACGCCACGCTTCCACAGCGAGTGGAACGGTTGGATGCCAGCCATCAGAGACAGCCGCGTCAAATTCTGTCTGGTCATTTGCCGGACGCGAGCCAAACGTGTAGCCGTTCCCGGACCACGGGCCGGGGCACTTGTAAAGCAGCGTAGGGAACTCTGTCATGCGGCCTCCAGTGTGAGCGGGGCGGCAGTTAAGCCGCCCCTCCCGTTATTAGCTCTGACTGAACATGATGATGCCGGACATTTCCGGCTGTTTGTTCACCACGCCGTACAGCGTATCAACGCGGAACTTGGTCTTCTGCGTGTTGATGTCGAATTGCTTCTGCATCACCACTTCCACGCCGTTGTCAGTCGTGGCCCGCATCGTGGCCGCACCGGCATCGTTCGGAACCGCAAGACGGCCCGGCAGGATTTCAATCGCGTCCTTCTGCCAGAACGGGTTCATGAACCCTGCAACAGTGTTGAGCCAGGTGATAGCCGCCGTGCCAGACTTCGAAGTGACAGTGCAATTCTGGTACTGAGCCGACGCCACGTTGGCGACCTGGTTGGAGATGATCGGCGGCGTAATGACCATCGTGGTGCTGTTCGTCACGGAAACCACGCGGAACGTTTTCAGTTGTCCGGTGTTTTCCTTGGTGATCAGATGCACGCCGAACACGTTGGCAATGGTGAACGCATCGCCCGCAGCAACGTTCGTGGTGCTGGACACCGTGACCGTCTGGTAACGGTTGTCAACGTTGGACACTTCACCCGTCGAAGCGGTCGAAGTCGCTTTCGGGATGTAGTAGTTCAGGCCAGCATCAGCCGTCGAGATGGTGATCGAACCGCCACCTGCTGCCGCAGCTTTGCGGGTCAGGTAGTCCGCCTTGAACGTTTCGAACGAAGACACCTCGCCGACATACGCCTTGCGAAGGGCCATGTTGGAGATCGGATCGCCGAACGAACGGGTGTTCTTGGCAAGGTCCGAAGCCATCCCGTTATAGTCGCGGGTCGAAAGCACCAGCTTGCGATCCTCGAACTGAACGCCGATTTCGTTGAACGCCGCTTCAATCTGCGCCACGTCATCAAGGCCAGTCGCCGCAGCAGACCGCTTCACGAACACCGAACCCAGCAGCGAGGCCGAGTTGATGACCGAACGGTTGATGTCCGATGCAAGTTTCTGCTCAGCAGCGTTGCTGATGCGGTTCTCTTGCAGGGCGTCACGCAGTTCCTTGGCCGTGAAAATCCACGGCACGTGCTTCTGCGTGGTGATCGACGCCGGAACCGAAAGCTGCGTGTAATCGTTGAAGTTGGACGTTGCATCCGCGCCGTCATAGGACACGGAGATGTAGGGCTGGGGGCGCCAGATGGTGTCATTGGTGCGCTCCATCATCGTCTGGTCCGTGCGATAAATCGCAACGTTCTTTGACATGACGAGAGCGTCTTGGAAGCCCTCAAGAAGCTGGTCGAACGCGACCACTTCCTCTTTGGAAAAACCGTTAGGCATTGGTAGTGCTCCTGATTGGCATCAGGATGCGGTCCTACTTCTTCAGCTTCGCCTTATAAGCGCGGACCTTGGAAAGGTCGCCAGTGCGGGCAGCTTCGTCATAGAGCGCATCGAGACGCTTGTCCGAGCCCATAGTGCTGGCTGAGCCTTTGACACTTTTTTCGGGAACGGAACTGGGTTTACGGGATGAGGTTCTCAACTGCGTCTCCATGCGCGCGACCGCGAAAATGTATTCAACTGGGTCCGAGATTTTGGCCAGCTCTTGCAGGCGCTTCTCGTCCTTACCGATGGCATATAGCAAAAGAGCGGGGTCTTTTGCATGGGCCAGAACAACACCTAGCTGGGTTTCGTTCAGCGTGTCCTTGACCGATCCTTCCACGTCCTCAAAGTCTTTCAGCTTGCCTGCGACTTCGGATTTGCGTGTAGAATAGGACTCGAACTTGGATTGGAAGAACTGCTGGCGCTCCTGCGCCGCCTTCCGTTCCTCAGCCTGCTGTCTCTCGACAACCGCTTTACGTTCCTTCCAGGCGTCCAGTTCCGTTTCAAACTTCTGTTCGTCGTAATCGCAGGCTTCAAGCGTGGGCTTGGGTCCGAGCTGCGTCTGTTTCTGCTGCTCAACCTTGTCCTTCAGCTTGCGAAGCTCGCGGTTCTCGCGTTCAAGTTCGCGGGTCTTGACCCGAAGGTCACGCACCCATTGCGGAGCCGGTTTTTTGTCGTCCTCTTGAGGCGGCGATTCCTCACCGATTGTGACAATCAGTTCTTCCTCGTCAGAGTCGTCCGGGGCGGCATCATCCTCACCCTCTGGCGTCTCGTCCTCGGCCTCAAGGTCATCTGGCACTACGTCCAGTTCCTCAAGCTCCTGATCGTTTTCAATCCCTGCCTTGTCCATCGTTTACCCTTCTCGGCTTTTACGGGTTGCCGGTTCCCGGATTGCATCAAGTACGGAGATAAGGTCCGATTTGCCTTGGCTGTCAATATCAGCGCCTAGCTTCTCGGCCTGCGCCTGCTTCAGCAGCGTATCTGCCTGTGTATTGGCGACCTTGGCCTCATTGACCATCGCTGCCGTCTCGTCTTTCTTGGCCGCAGCAAGGAGCAGAACCTCGTTGGCGTCCGGCTTCTCGTTCGCCGCTGCCAGTTCGGCCTCCATTTCCTGCATTTCCTCTTCGTTCGGCTCAACCGCGCCCATCTTCACAAGGCGCTTGCGGAAGAATGCCCGAACGTCTTTCAGCCCTTCGCCTTCCATGTTCATCATGGCCATAGAAGTCAGGACCGTGCTCATCTCGGGGTCGTTCTGGGCGAACTGCAACATGCCAACCAGCGAACGCACCGTCCCGGCCCGCTTGCTTTCAGACGATGGCCCAACCGTAACTGCCACGTCAAACTTGGCCCGCGTCAGGTCGTTGGCGTAGATCGTCTCGTTCGTCTCCTGGTCAATCGCTGGCTTATTCAGCACAATCCCAGCAATGTCGCCGGACTGCGCCACGGTCTTCATCTTGCGTTCTTTCTCAACGTAGATGTCACGCGCCATGCCCAGCCAGATTTCACCGCAGCGCTTCACGGCCTTGGCCATGTTGCTCATGTAGATGAAATTGTTCTGGTCAAGCCGGGTCTGGATCAGCTCGATAGCCCGGCCCGATACGTTCGGGGTGATCTCCTCCGCCGCGTCCTGCATACCCATCAGGTCTGCCATGTCCTGCTCGGTGATCTGAAGCAGGGCGGCCAAGGGCTGCGGGATGTCAGGCGGGTCAGAGTATCCAAGCGGACCCATTGGCTGCTCAGATGCATTTCCGTCTGGCCCGACGATTGTTTGAGTGTTGACCAGCAGGTAGCGATAGTTCTTGACGTTGTCTTCGCTCCAGACGACTTCATGCCCTGCAATCTGCTCAGGCGTGAAGATCGGTTTGCGCGCCGATGAATACGCGCTGATTTCGGCCAGCTTGGAAAGCTGCATGTTCTTGAGCCGCTGCGTGTCCTTCGCCAGACGCACAGCGCCCATGAACCGCTCGCGGTTGTCCACGAACCAGCGCTTGCCATAGACCGGCACAATCGGGATGTGACACCCTGCGATGTACCCGCAATCCTCCAGTATCCCGCCGCCAGACATGATCCACTTGTGAACCTTGCGGCGCTTGACCTTCTTCTCCTTGACCAGCGTCAGCCCGGTCGCGGCGATCAGCAGGGCGGTTTCCTCGTCCTCAAGGTCTTCCTTGCTGTATTCTTCCTCATTGCCCAGCGCATCGGCGTAGATGAACACCGTCTCCTTGCGCTTCTCGACCACGTAGTATTCCGCAACGTAAACCGCGTCCTGTGTGCTCCAATCGAACTCGGTCATGTAGACCGACTTTGGCCAGCTCGCCGGGTCGTCGTTCCACTCGGCCATGTACGCTTCTGGCGTCATTGCGGTGAGGACAAACGCATACATCGCGTCAGACTTGTCCTGGCGCTTGGCGTTCAGGTCGAAGAAGACCGTGCTGTCAGCATCGTGGATCGGCTCGAACCGTATCCTCTGATACTCGCCTTCCTCCTCGTCTTCGGCGTATTCGTCTTCAAGCTCGGTCCGAAGGCGCCATGCCCCGAACCCGCCTCCACAAGCTTCCTCAAACGCATTGTCCATCGCTTCTTCAGCGTGGCTATCGATCTCGTCAGCCCGGTACAGCCCGTTGCACGTCTCGGACAGCTCGTCAGCTTCAGACCCGTCCTTCGGGATGAACTCCACGCTGATCCGGTTGTTGCGGTACTCGTTGATGATCCGCATCACGCCCCGGTGAACCTTGTTCACTTCGATCTTGGGACGGTTGCCCCAGTCGTTGTAGAGCGAGCCTTCCCATTGAGCGCCCGCGATAGAATAGAACCGGCGATCCTCCAGCGAGGCCATCCGCTCGTCACGCAGGTTGCTTTCGATCACGTTGAACCGGCGCAGCGCTTCGTCATGCGTGTCGGCCCATACTTCAGCCTTCGTTCTGGCCATTTCAGGCGCCTTTCGCTTTCAGGTTACGGGCCAAAGTGTCTAGCCCCCGCATTTTCGTATCTTCAGGTTGCATCAGCGCCTCGCCATCGGCATGACAACAGGCGGCGGCGCGGCCCTTGGCTTGGCCCGTTCCTCACGCACCATCGACGGGAACAGCACGGACAGGCCCCAGACCAGCGCATCTGTGCGGTCTGGCGAGCCATCGCCCTCGTATCCGAACGTGGTCATCTGCGTCATCTGGGTTTCAAGCTCCACGAAGCTGCCAACGTGGTGGATTCTGCCCTGTTCATACAGCGCTGCGATAGGTTCAGCCCTGACATGTTTGCCCCGCGAGGCCCTGACTTCCACAATCTTCACGCCGGAACGGACTGAGCGGATCGTCTGAGCTACCATGTCGCCGCCCTGGTTCACCTCAACCGCAATGCCATCAGCCTGCCAGCGGTCATGCACACTCAGCGCACGCTTGGCCCATTCCATCGGGCTGCCCTTCAGGCTGGCGTCTTCCAGCACGTAGCCTTCCTTGCCATCAGGGGATTGGCCTACAACGACAATGCCGTGTTCATCGCTCTGTTCTGTATTGCTTACAGCAGGATCAACGGCAACGTAGATGCGCTTCATCGTGGGCGGCGCTTCACGGACGCGGCTCGCATCGATGTTCGCCAGTGTCCACAGCGCGTTCGGGATGTCGCCAAGGATTTCGCCTTCAAGCTCCTGACGGCCAAGGCGCGTTCCGCCGTAACGGTTCTCGATCTTCTCAAGGAACGTGCCCGCAAGGTTGTTGCGGTTGTCCATCGTCCGGCCACGGGTGACAACGGCTTTGCCTTCATTGCCAGCCACAATGGCCTTCACAAGCTCGATAGGCCGGGGGGTTGTGGTCACAAGGACTTGCGGATGATCGCCAAGGCGCAGGCCGAATTGCAACTGGTCCCATGTCTCGCGGGCATAGCGCCACTTGGCCAGCTCATCGCACCACGCTACGTGCTGCTGAGGCCCCCGCAACTGGTCCGGCTCGGTCGCATTGAACAGCGTGGCAACTGACCCGTTCGGCCATGTCAGGCGGCGCTTGGAGGGCTCATAGATCGGGCGTTCGTTCTCGGGATGACAGCGCAAGATGCCGGATTCGCCTTCCACCATCACGTCCCTGGCATCAGCAGCCGTCTCGCCAATCAGGGCAATGCGGATCGGGCTTGCAAGTGCCTTCTCCCTGATCCACTCGGCGCCGGTTCTTGTCTTTCCCCATCCACGGCCTGACAGGATCAGCCAGATGTCCCAATCGCCGTCAGGGGCGCATTGCTCCGGACGTGCATGGAAGCCCCGCCAGTCATGCAGCAGGGCTTCACATTCGGATTGGCTGAGCTGGTTGAGGATTGCTTCACGTTCAGTGAGTGGCAATGCGGCCAGCTTCTCCAGAACGCTCTGAGACATTCGCCACCATTGCTTTCAGCTTTTCGGCTGGGTTGATGTCATGCTGATGCACAATCGGGTTGTCAGGATCGCCCTGCACGGTCAGCGGGATTAGCTTGGGGTAAATGGTAGACCAGAACGCACGTTCGTTCTTCTCGTCCTCTTGGCACCATTCCAGCAGGCGCTTTGCACCACCTAGTTTCTCAGCGGCTTCTGCAATGACCTGCTTTGCCTCCTTGCCCAGTTTGTTAACTGAACCTTTCGGCCTTCCCGGACCTTTGGACGGTAAATTGTTTGCAGTTTGTTTATTGCTCATCCGCGTGAACTGCCTGTTGCATTTCTGCCACACCATTTGTCAGGACACGCTCGGGGATTTCGTCACCGGCCATTGCGTATTTGCCTGTGTGTTCTTCGTGGTGGGCTTGCCATGCGTCTGCGGTGAATTGGCTTTCAGGCTCGCCATATACGGCTGCGGCTTTTGCGTTCATTGCGGCTTCGTCCTTGGCCAAGTTTGCATACAGTCGGTCAAGGACGCTGGTTGCTGTTTTCAGGTCGTCAGGCTCGGGCGTTACGCCAAAGCCGACGGTCAGTGTTCCAGCCTTCATGCTTTCAACGAAGCCGGTGTAACGAGCGCGGTCGTCAATTGCCTTTTGCGTCAGGTCAGACTGCACCACAGGGCTCCACGCATTTGCAATTGCCTTGTGCGCTTCGAGCTTGGCGGTGATGCGAGCCCCAATCCGCCCGTCCAGCTCAATCAGCCGATTGCGGATCGCTTCGGCTTCGCGCACGTCTGCATCGTGTTCCTGGCTGTCAAGGGCGGCGAGCGCCTTGGCTAGGGCTTCGTTGGCGGCTTTGAGGTCGGTCATGCAACAGCCCTTTCAGTTTGCGTCTCGCCATTGGTTTCGCCAACAAGCGGATCAATCAAAAACAGGTAGTAAACAACGGCACGCTTGACGGTCAATTGCGGGTCTTCGTCTGGGACAGCAATCTGGCGCGCCCAATCAAGGGCCATACAGCGAAGGTCTTGGAAGACGGTGTGGTCAATCACTTCTTCTCTCCGGTGAGGTAGGCTTCCAGCTTCTTGGCTGCGGCAATGACTTCCTCGGGCTTCTTGTAAGGCACGGGAAGCGATGCGGCAAGGCTCAGGGCGTGGAAGCGCTGGCTGAACGGGTCAAGCGGCTGCTGGTTGATGGGGATGTCTGAAATCTTCATGGGCTCGTGATGATGGGATTTGCTGGCGTCGTCAACTGAACGTGTCTGCTTGTTCGGGCTCGTCTGGCCAGAACGCTTTGAGGCTTTGCCACAGGGCATAGACGCAGGGCGGCACGGCAAACGAACACATCAGCATGACGAGCGGCGTGCCGGGCTGGGGATCGTTTGTGACGTAGACCACAACGGCGGCAAACCACATCAGGTAAGCGACGGACAGGGCAATCAGGGCAATGCTGGTCAGGGGTTTCATTTCGTCCTCGTGGTGCCGGTTTCTTTGGCTTCGGGGTGGTAGGATATGGCTTTCGGGGGTTCGGCCTCTGGGGCTTGCCAGAACTTCCACCAAGGGCGTTTTGTCTTGCGTTTTGTCATCGGCTCATTCTCCATTGGGCATCTTCTTGCAGGATGACGCGGCGGGTGGCGTGCTTGCGTTCTGACTTGCAGAACTGGCACACGTGCCATTCCTCGGTGTGCTTGTTGCCAAAGCGGTCAAGGCTGACACGAATGTCCTGGCGATTGACGTGCTGGCCACGGCGGCAGGTTTCGAGTTTCACCACGGGTTTCCACTTCCAAAGGGCAGGACGCCTTCAGAGCGGAACTCGCCCCACAGGCTTGTGAAATCAGGCCGCTCCTCAGTCGGTTTGCAAAACGCCGGGTCATTCCACAGCACGCGATTGTTGGGAAACGCGCCTATGTTGCCGTCTGCCAGCTCGAACAAGTGCAGGTGCTTGTGCTGGTCTGCGTTCTCGGCCAGCGAGGACTCGGCAAAATCGATAGTGAACCAATAGGTTGCATCCATGCGGGCTGGCAGGATCACGGCGCGCATGTGCCGGTGAAACTCGAACTCGTGAACGCCAAAGCTGCTGCTGAACGTGTCCCAAGGCTGGATCATGTTCATGTCCACCGGCTCGCCCTTGGCGCGGGGCTCGTCGGGAATGCGATGGCAAAACGCTTCAATCGGGGCCATGAACCCGGCGCCTGCGCCCTTGCCTTCCATGATCATGCACTGAAACCAGAGGCTTTCGCCTTCGATTACGCGCAGGCCGTGAATGGCGCAGACGAGGTATTCCCCGTGGCCGTCTTCTCGGGAACGGGTATACTCGCGGCGGATGTAGCCGTATTTCCAAGGGCGACACGAACCGATGATGTAATTAGCGGCGGGGTTCATGCTTGCGCCTCCGGAAACAGGCGCTTTACGATGTCTGCGTAAGGGGTTTGGCGGCTGAAAAGCTTGCTGAACATTTCAGGGTCAGGCGCTCGCCATTCATGCTCTGGAATAATTTCCCAATGTATGCAGTTGTCTTCGTCGTCCCACCAAGAGCGGGTCATAATTGTTGTGCGCGCGTTCATTCCGCACCTGCCCAGACGATCACGCCCATGAGTTGGATCAGGAGGATGAGGGCGATCATTCCGCGCCTTCCCCCGGCAAAAGGGTAAACTCAACCATAACGGGCTCAGAAATACGGCTGTCAGAGGGGTTTGCCGCATATTCCGAAACGTAGCGTTTATCTGATTGGTAGCCGCTCCAATACAAAGCAACCTCACGTTTCACGGTTTTAGGCGCAAGGCTTTCAAAGTCGTAGGGCGATCTGCCGTTTTCCTGCAAAGGACCGCAGCCAAGATTTGTCAGCGTGACCAATACGCCACCTTCCAATTCGGCAATGACAGGGTAGCCCAACCTTTGACCGTCCGTTGCCAGCACACGGGCAATATCACCGCTTGCAGTGATCCAGCGTTGTCCTACCTCAATTTTCGGGCGAACCTTGATTTCAAAACCGTCGGTCATGTCTTCCTCGCGTGTGTTGTGGGTTGGGGGGCGGGTGCGGGTCATGCTGACCGCTCCGGCAGAATAACGGAAGGCCCAACGATTTCCTTGAATTGGTCTTGCGTGATAACGCAGTTGAGATGTTTTGGACCGCTGAAGTCAGCAACGATAAACGGCAAATTTACCTCATGCTTTTGCGCCCCGTGCGCCAGTGCATACGTTGCCTTTTGAGATTCAGCCATCAGCCGTGTATCAACCAGCGCGTCGTCCATTTTGGGCGAGTGATATGGGATGCGCTCCCTCAAAAATGCGGCCACCCGCTTTGATGATTTGATCCATTCTTCGTAGGTCATGCAGCCCTCTCCATCGCTTCAGCTTGCTGGGATTTGGCGATGTAGGCAATCCGGATTTCGGCCACGCTGGATTTCCAAGGCAGGCCCAAGAACTCCACCGCATAAGCCCTGATGCCGTAAAGCGCCGTGGTGTGGTCACGGCCTCCGACGATGCGGCCTACTTGGGGGAGAGAGCGGTATTGGGGGACGCCGTAGACCCACTTTGCAGGCGTGCAGAGGAGGCGCATGTAAAGCTCGCGGCGAGGGTGCATCAGCTTGTGCAGCTTGCGTTCGCCGGTCAGCTCCTGGCGGGTGAGGTTGTATTCCTGCATCACCATTTGGATATGGCTTTCAGCGGGGGGTCCGAATTTAGTCAGCCCTTCGGTGTTCATGCAACTTTCCTTTGTTCAATGTTGCGGTTGATGTTCTCGGCCAGTTCGGGCCGCAGTCTTGCAGCGTGGCGCAGCATGGCTTCCGGCGCTGTGCATCCGGATTGGTCTGGTGCGGGGCAGACATGCCCGGCCAGCCATTCGTCAGTTCCGACCCAATGGCGCATGGCGTTTGCCCATTCGTCGTTGGTCAAATCGGTCTGGACGGTCGGGGAAGCTTCCTGCCAATTCTCAAACTTGCCGTCCTTCAGCCAACGGTCTAACGCCGGGTGGAACTCTGGCTTGGCATCACGGGCGAAGGCGATTGCCGCACGCTCGATGGCTTGCAGGGGGTGATGCTTGGCGAGGGCAGTTAGCTGAACCTCAATCTTCGCTTTTGCCTTCGACCGTTTCCGGCCTTCAGGTGACCAAGCCTGCCAGATGTTTTCAAGCACCTGAACAGCATAAACTTCATTGGGTCGTTCTATGGTATCGTTAGTGTAACCTCTAAGGGTTACAGGGGGTGTAACCTCCATAGGGTTACAGGGGGTGTCACGCTGCGGTGTCAGGGGTGTAACCGTGGAGTTACAGGGGGTGTAACCCTCCATACCCACTCTTTCCACAGGGTCCATGACCACAAAATAGACGCTTGAAGTCTCCCCGCCATCGTCCCGGCGGCGGCGTTCTGCCTTAATGTACCCATAGGAAACCAGCGCCCGGATGCCCTCGTTGACAGCCTTCCGACTAACGCCAAGCTGCGCCGCCAGCGTCGATTGTGAAGGCCATGCGCGGTGGTCTTTGCCAAGGTAGGAACCTATCAGGCCCAGCAGACGGCATTGCAGGGGCGTCAAGCGCTGATCTGACCATGCGTCAGCCGGTGTGATTGAAAGCCTTGCTTGGCTCATACAGCCTCCTCCATCGCCGGGGCGCGCAAGTCACGCACGGCATTGTGTGCCATGCTGTGCCAGAGCGTGACCGCCCCCTGCTCACCGTTCCGGTTCTTGCCAATGATAATTTCCAGATCGCCCTTGACCCGCAGAAGCTCAGCGTTCGCCTTGTGCTTCTCGTCAGCCGTCGAAGCCGTCTTAGCAGCCAGCGCCCAGCGCATGTCTTCCCGGTGAAGCAGCAACACAAGAGAGGCGTCTTCCTCAACCTTGCCGCTGTCCCGCAAATCCGAAATCATCGGGCGGCGCGTTGCCTTCTCGGTGTCACGGTTAAGCTGGCACAGGGCAATAATGGCCGTGCGCGGGTTTTGCTTTGCCAAGTCCAGCAGCTCATTCGCGGCATAGCTGGTCTTTTCGTAAAGGCTTCCAGCCTTCTGCGCCGGGGCAACTTTCGCAATGTGGTCAATGAACACAGCGCCCAGAGGCGGCAGGCCCATCTTCCGGCAATGCCGGTGCCATGCCCTGACCTGTCCAGATACCGTGCGGGTTGTCTGCCCGCCGCGATCGTTCACAAGGATGCGCTTGGCCACGTCGCCGCGCAGCATCTCCCGCATGGCCTGCATGGTCTGCTCCGGCACCGCGCCGGGCTGCTTCAAATCCGCCACGGTCGGCGTCCGGTGAAATCCTGGCTTGGCAAAGTAAAGGCAACAGGCAAGGCGCTGCTTTATGACCCGCCCCTGCATGTCTAGCGACAGGAAGCCAACCGTCTCATTGCGTGCAATGTTCGCCGCCATCGCAATCGAAAACGCCGTCTTGCCGACGCCGGGCCGCGCCGCAATGATTGACAACGCCCCCCGCTCAAAGCCCCGAATCTCGGTATCAAGCCGAGCAAAGCCGGAAAGCAGGAGGCTGTCAGCGTCGTTCTCGGTAAACACGTCGCCGTCTGCACAGCTATCGATAGCCATGTGACTAGACTGCCGCTCGCGGATGGCCTCTAAAGCCGTCTCGTGGGCCTCCAAAGCCGCGTCAGCGTCTTCCGCTGCCAGCGCAGCCAGATCACGGCCAGCGGCCATCAGGCGGCGCTTCTGGGACGCCTTGGCGATAATCCCGGCATGGTCTGCCGCTTCAAAAGCGGAACCGGCATAGTCCAGCAGGGTTTCAAGCCATGCCTCTCCGCCGGTCGCGGTAAAGACCTCATTGGCTTTCAGGTGATCCGCCACACTGGTTGGGTTGATCGCCCGTCCATCGCGGTTCATATCCCGCACAGCGGCAAACACGTCGCCATGAACAGGGGTGAAAAAATCTTCCGGCGTCAGGATGTCTTCAAGGCGCCAATAGATCGAGCCTTCAAACAACAGGCTTCCGAGAACGCCATACTCGGCGGATTGTGAATGCGGTGCCAAAGTCACTTGCCGCCCCAAATTTCGAGGGAAAGGCGCTTCAGTTCGGTATAATCCGAACCGCGACCGCCAGACAGAAGGCGCCAGCGCATCCCGTCCAAAAGCCGTTTAACTTCATCGGGAAGCGCTTGCTCAGCCTCATACCGCG